TCACCTCCGAAGCTGAAAAACTTCACCATTTTCATCCGGGTCCCGAAGTCCTTTATAGCTCGCATGCCGGAGCTTCTGATCACCGGTCCAGCCCCTGTATTCGATCTCAGCGATCAGTACCGGCTTCAGCCACACGGCCTCCCGCTTTCGACCCGTCGGAGCAGATGGTTTCGATACGACGATCTTATCCATCTCAGCACGCAAGATCGCCGCCGACCTTGACGACAGTCCGGTTCCCACGCCACCGACATATCGAAGCTTGCCATTATCAAACGCCGCTATCAGCAAGCGACCGATGCCGCCGTATCCAGAGCCGGGCTCATACCCCAGGATTACGAAGCCGTCTGACGCGATGCACTTGATCTTCTTCCAGTCGCCGCTGCGGCCGGATCGATAAGGAGCATCCCGGTCCTTGGCGATGATGCCTTCCAGTCCGTGTTCGCTGGCAGCACGGAAGATGTCAGCACCGTCGCCATCAATTTCCTGTGACAGGCGAATGGGGCCGATCTCCTCTGGCGAAACCATGTCTTCCAGGAGGTGTCGACGGCTGGATTCCTCGACACCGATAAGTGAATGCCCGTCGAAATAAAGGAGGTCGAACGCCATCAGGATCGAGTTGTGAGACGCCTTGCCGCTGGTCGGTCCTCCCAGGTCGCTGACGAGGGCGTTGTAGTCAGACCTCCCCATATCATCTAGGACAACGGCCTCGCCGTCGATGATGACGGACCCTACTGGAAGGGCCCTGACAGCCTCAGCGATGGCAGGAAATCTCTTGGTCCAGTCATGACCTGGGCGCGTAAAGATGCGAACGTCGTCATGGTCCTTGCGAATCTGAACTCTGTATCCGTCCCATTTGACTTCGAAGACCCATCGGGGATCGCTGGGAGGCTTTGGCATCAGCTCTGCTAGACAGGGCTCAATCCAGGGAGGCATTGGATCGAATGGCAATGCTGGCTGCTGCGGATCGCGCGGACGACGTCGACCACCACGGATATCGGGTGGTCGAGTTTCTCGGAGAGGGACCGACCACGGCTTACTAGGACGCTTGACCATTCCTCGATCACAACATCAATTACTTAAAATGCAATGATCACGGGGGACGGAGTGGAGAAAGACCTAGAGTTTGAGCGGACGAACGCCATCTCATTCAGCATTTCCAATGGAAATAAGCTTCACTATTTCGAACACTGGCACACTCTCCGGATCGTCCTTTCCGATTATGATCTGGTCAGGGCGGTCGGTGGTTTTGAACAAGACTTCGAGAAAAATATATTCAGCGATTTTGAAGGTGACGAGTGGCAGGCGAGAACCAAAGAGGGGTTCGAGGCTTACAACAAGCTCAGGCTCGCTCAGATCAAACCCGCTCCTGGCCGAACGGGGTATGCCATAACTGGGCTCGGCCAAATCGAGAGAGACCGGGTCGTATGTGCATTCGTCCGCGATCCCAGTCGCACGCCGTCGGACCGAGATGACACGGCTTACGAGAAGACTTTCCGAGATGTGATCGTGAACGTCGTTAGCGTGACCGATCAAGACGCCAATGCCGGGTCCCTGTTCCTTTTCAAGGAAGATATGGGAGACATCAGGCCAGGCAGCGATAACCTACATCTAACGCTCTACATGACCGCCGACCAGCTGCGCGATCTGATCAACGAAATCCGCTCAAGCAAGGTACGACCACAGCTGCAGGTCGCTGCACTGGTCGCCATTTACCAGAGCGAAGTTGAGGCGGGATTGAGAGATTGGCACCATGCGCAAACCTTTCTGCTTCCCGATCAGAATCATGCACCGGCTCGGCTGATGCAAATTCGCTTTGGCTTCGACAAGCCTGGGACGCTGGAGGACTTGGATTTGCCAGACCCTCAGCCCGTACGCGATGAATTCGTTGCAGATACGAAAGCCACCTGGGTGGCGCAACCGACATTCCCAACTGCGAACCTAAAAAGTATCAAGATCGCGCTCTGGATTATCGCCGTGGCTTCGGTTCTTAGGTTACTGATCAGATGAAGGTCGATGGGGACGATTCAGGAGTAGAGTTGACTCTCCCGAAAAAGAGAACGAAATAGGAACATATTCCGTCGGGAACTGTTCCATGAAACACCGCAAAAGTATTGACCTCGTTCGAAGCGACACCGGCTACACGGTGTCTGAAGGCAGTGCCCGTGGCGGCGGATCGGGGGAGACAGGTTACAGAATTGAAATTTGGTCGAAGGCCCCGGAAGCTGGTGGCGAGTTGATCGAAACGATCAGCCGGGCAACTGATTTTGCCGTTAGCTGTGCCGCACACGATGCCGCTATCCGGGTCCGGCCGGGCAAGGTCCTCATCCATCTTAATGGCCGCCACCGGATGTCGTGCGAAAGAACACCGGACCCGCCGCTCCCTCTTACCTAAGGCCGACAAGGCGGCGGTGTCGGCCCAGCCAGAGCGAGATCAGATTACTTTCGAGCGTCTCGAACAGTGGTACGTGTTGGGCGCTCGCTGCTCCTCCTGTCAACATAAAGGTTGGCTGGACCGCTGGGAGTTGGCCCGTCGGTTTGGGAGGCGGTCTTACGTCATCGCGATCACGCCCAGGCTCCGATGCACGAAATGCGGAAATCGAGCTGGAAATACCCTGGCCCTTGGCAAGATGCGGCGATAACGGATAAGTTCCTAAAAAGTATAATCTCCAGAACTTATCCGTTATCCGGTATAAACCATGGGCTGCACTGTTACAAACAAGGGGCAATTTCCGAAGTTTGCCCCTTGTTTGTAACAGTGCTTTGATTTTTCTTCTGTTTCATCTTCAGAAATCGACTTTTACCGGTTGTCTTTAACGACTAAATTCATATGTTGTTCACACTTGGGATTCATCCTGAGCGTGCAACAAAGGAGCCGGTCATGAGCAATATGTTTACGTCGAAAAATCCTGCTGGAGTGGCCGTAGCGCAGACCTCGGCGATCTTCGGTGTGCTCGCGATGGGTGCCGTCAACGCTCACATGTCCGGCCTCGCTGCCGCCCGCGCTGCTCGCGAAAGCACCAACAGCCATGTCCTCCGTCACCAGCTCGGCCAGGCCATCAACTACGCGGAGAGCATCATGCAGGTCGCCGAAGGCCAGGCGGCCGAGATCGAACGCCTGAAGGCTGAAAACGCCCGTCTCCGCACCGCAGCTCGGACGAGCTACGAAAGCGCCCGTCGCCTTGCTCAGCGTGCCGCATAATGGACGTCGTGGAAGTGATTGATCGGTGGATGGCCGGAGAGTTGTCGACCAAAGAAGTGATGATGGCGACGGGGTTGCGGTCGGTCCAAGCGTTGTACGCTGAGGTTCGGTTCGACATGCACGACCGCGAAAACGAGCGTGAGCATGAAGACATGAATGCGCTTTTGGCTGAAGAAGATCAGCAACTTTACGAGCAGGCCGCGTATGAAGTGTTCGGGCACTACTTGCAGGAAAATCCGGAAGGGCTCTCACAGTGCGTGAAAGCTCTGCGGCGCGAGAATTATCTCGGCCGCAAAGTTCGGATGTCGGCCCGGTAGTTTTAGATTTTGACGGCGGAATATGTGATCAAGGGAGCGGCTTCTAGCGAGGCCGCTCTTTTTGCTGCGAGCCGGTGAGCGAAAACCGTCGGCTGTTCGTACGGCTCTTCGCCGACCGAGAGGATCGCCATCAAAGCTCTCGGCTTTCCGGCCAGGGCATCGGCGACACGACGCTCGGAAGCGTCCACCACGATCCGCAGCTGATCTTCGTGGAGACTATAGAGCCAGTCGATCTGTTCGTCCGTCAACTTGGAAATGTCAGCCAATCCCCGATCCTCGACCGCCATCATCGCGAACGCCTGGGCTTGCTGTGCTGGTGTCATGATTTCCTTGGCGAGCATGTCGACAGCCTTGTTTTCCGATTTCTGAAGGTCTGCCGCCTGCACGATTCGGTCGCCGTCCGGCAACGCCATCTTGAGATCGGGAATGGGCTGTGCTGGTACGCCTCCACCCCCGCCACCCAGCAGTCGACCTGGCAATGCGAAGATAGCTGCGATAGAGGCTGCAGCCGCCTTCCAAGCTTCCTCGAAGGCGTCCGCTACGGACTTGATTACCGACATTGCAACTTGAGCGGCAAGACGAATGATTGCGACGATGAACTGAAACATGATGAAGCTCCCTACTTCTATTATATTGAGAGCTTCACTCTGAGTTTCGGCGGCGCTTTGAACAAATCCGCCGACAGCCAAAAGAATATTTTGTTGACGCGATCAGATAGAACCTAGTCATTGCATTTGTGGGTCCACTGTGGGCTCACTTTATTCTTGTCGCCAACTCAAATGCAGCAAACCCTTGTTGTTGAGGATGCCTTTATCCTCCAACCAAAGGGATTACTAATGTTGAAAATGCGGAAAGATGAAATGCCATATCGGCTCCGGGACCTGCTTCCGGCATTCGAGATCGAGACCGGAAACAGAAAAGACACCAAACTTACACGCCAAGTCGCCGGTCTCGCCGAATTCCTGCACAAGCAGGAGCGCACAATCCGGTCATATATTTCCTACTCGTCCGCTGAACGGATGATGCCTGCGGAAGATTACTGGGCAACTGCCGTTGAGTGGGTGAAACGGCGAGCGCGTGCATCCGTCCGAGTGCACGGAAAGCCTGACTTCTTTGTTCGCGATCACAACCATCATCAGATTTATGAAACGGTCTGGATGTGGCAAGCCGTCTTTTTGGGTGACGTCGATCAGCAGGCCGAAGGGTGGAAAGCTTACGTCCGTGGGCAATCTCGAGTCCGAGAATATGACGAGGCTATGCAGCGCCGTTCGCGCCTCCGCCATATCGTTCGGAACGATATTCTCAGCCTGGAGACGATCTGTGACGTGATGGAGTTCGACCTCTACTGTCTGACGGATTACCAGATGGAAGGTGTCGACTGGCGCTCAACTCCCTCAGAAACGAAACTGCAGACGCTAGAACGCATGCAAGCCGAGATGATCGGAGAAGCAGCATGAACATCGAGCGCGAATACATCCACTTCTTCCTGCGTTGCGGTCAGCTGATCGAGAAGCGGTTTAGATCGTCGATGCAATGGCCGAAGACCGGCCGTCTATATGCCCTGGCATCAGACCCCGAGGCAATCGAACGGTGCCGTCGGGAAGCCCTGAAGACCCCAGAAGAACGCGCAGCTGAGCGAGCAGCCGCCGAAGCCCTTCATGAGAAGTACCGGATCAAACAACCCGTGATGCCGGTTCTCCATGTCGAGGAACCCACCCCACCTTCACCGCCACCAGTTCGGCGCTTTACGGTCCCAGTCGCGAGACGGCGGCCGCCAATGCCAGCTCCCAAACGATAACGAAAAGGCCCCGATCTGGGGCCTTTATCATTTCTGGTCGACAATCTTTTTGACCGCCTTCAACCTTGCTCTGCAGTCAGCCCCGGCAAGCGCCAGCTGGTCGGCGAACTCCACCACATCCGCTGCGGATACATTCTTACGACCGCTGTAGGCTGGCTCATCCTTGCAGCTCAGGAGCGCGGGTGGGATCGTTGCCGAACAGGACACGATCAGGGCCAGGATGAAAACAAAGCTGACGGTGGTTGCGATCTTGCCGATCATTGCTTGCCTCCGAAACGGGTCAGGAAGGCATCTGCCAGAGGTCTGGGCAGCTCAACATCGTTGGAGACCCGGGCCTTCGCCACGGACGTCTGGAGCACCGAGGATTTCGTCTGCTGGGCCTCAGTATCTACGATGACGTCGTTCATGGCTTCGACGGCGGCCTTGGCGGATTTCAGTTCCTTGTCCTTGGTCGACAGCTCGATCTTCAGGGTTGAGACTTGGTCGACAAGCGACGTGTAGTGCCAATAGCCCAGCCCGATGACGGCAAGGATTGCGACAGTTGCCCCGATCTTGAGGTAGGTAGACAGGCCGAAATCAAGCATGATGGCTGTTCCAGACCTTGATCGCGGTGATCACCGCGACGGCTGCTATGCCTCCCAAGATACCGAGCTGGACCGTACAGGCGACAACAAGGCCGACCTCAAAGTGAGTATAGTCTTCGCCGGAGCTAAACAGCTTATGCATCTGGACCACGCTTTCTGAGCTTGAGCAGCTCGCTGGTTAGGATCGAGCGCAGGTCCAGGTGGCCAGTGCCCATATAAAGAAGGAGGTGAGCGACAGCGGCAGAGCTGACGGCGTAGATGACTTCCGCTTCCCGACCGAGGGCGGCCAGCGCGAAGATACCTGCCAAGCTCCAGGCGGTCAGACGTTTCGAATAGGTACGGGATTTCTGTTCACGAAGAGGACGGGTCATGCGGCCTCCATCATTCTGGTCTGCTCTCGCATGCTGCGGACGACGGAGAAGACGACAAAGAGGCCGAGGGCTTCGCACATGGAGAGGAGCCGCTTCTCTCCGAACAAAACACCAGACCGCATCGCCTGGATGTAGGCAGCTCGAAAACCTGGATATTTCCGTGCGATCTCTGCTGCGGAAAGTCCTTCCAGTTCGATGTGATCGAGGATCATCTTGGTGAGCATCTCGCATAGCAGCACGCTGGAGCGAGGTCGGTAAGTGTCAGGTGTTTTTGGAATCCAAGCTCCCATCACTTACCTCCAAACTTCTTGAAGGCGGCTGACAGCTTCGTATCGTATGCGTTGGCCTTATAGCCGCTGCCATTGTATCTGCTGGCAAACCCGGCCCAGTCCTTGGCCTTCAGCGCCTTGTGCATAGTGGGGTTTGCTTTCACGAATGCGCAGAAGCTAAAGAGCTGCTCGTCCTCGGACTGACAGGCGGCATAGACGAAAGCCTGGACTGATGGATATCCAGCAGGCTCGAAGTTGCTGCCAAGGATTTGGAAGGCACCCCAGCTGGAAGAGGCGAGAGCGGCTGTCTCGTGGAGCTTCATCGCCTCAGCAAGCCTTGCGTACTGGTGTTCACCGCCGCCGCCGTAGAGCTTCTGATTCCAGGTCTTGGAGCTGATGTTCGGATGAGAGCTGTCGTATCTCCTGCTGGTCGAGGCCGAGAACTTGTGAGCTTCGAAAAGGATTTTGGGGCGACCGCTGGCGAGATATCCGGAACCCAGAGCTTCGACCGATGCGACGGCACGGACGTGAGCTTCGGTGACGGATAGTAGCGCGGCGGCCTTCACCCAGGCACCTGCGGACATCTCCAGGTGACTGCCGATGAAGTTAAATGGGAGCGCCGAGGCAGTGGTCTCGACCCAGGTACAGGAGGCTTCTTCACCGCCAAGACAGTCTTCTACCGACTGACGCCAATCCGGCTGCTCGTCAATTGAGCTTTCACTTTTTCCGAATAGATCGAATAACGACACCGGAACTCCCATCGATGTAATAACGTTACATCTAGTCGAACTCGGTCGGCGGAAACGGCAAAGCGCGAAATGCAAGATTTAGATCAGCAATTACTGAGAGAATTTCGGAAGCAGGTTCAGGAAACTGGCTCCGGCAAATTCAAGGACCCCAGCACGCCCTACGAGGTCAGTGTTGAGCCGTCGAAAGCCGGGCATCGGATCACTATCGTTGACACGAGAAAGCGCTTGTATGGGCGCGTAGTGCTGAAGCACGAGCATCCACTTGAAGCCCACTTGGAGGTTGCTGACAACGGCCCGGCTGCAACCGCGATCCTTATGCTCACGTTAGTTATTGAGAAGCAGGTTCCGTTAGGCTAGCGTTCCCGTGATCGGGGGACCTCATGCGCACTGCCATCGCGATTCTTGCATTAACTTTGGCCTCGACCGCCGCCACCGCTACAGAAGAGAATGCCAAGCTAGGTCGATACGCCCTGACGGCCTATCAATGCTTCGCGTACGCTTCAAACGCGGACCGTAAGACTGAGACGGAACGGTTCTTCAATCTTGGCCTGGACGCGTCCCGGAAATTCATTGAGGCGCTACGCGCTGAGAAGATCACGCGCGAGGAACTCTCCAAATTTGTTCCGATGACGATCCTTTGGTCTGTTCAAGGACCAACAACAGACTTCTCGGCCGGGCGAATGTTCGAGGCGGTGACGACCTACGCTTATGCCGAGATGGCCGAACACGATGCGAGCGGCATGCCTTTGCCGACGGCGAAATGGATCGTCGACAAGGAACTGCTGAAATCGATTGGCGAGGAAAAATACCGAAAGTCGAATTGCGAGTTGATCAAGTAAGTTCTAAGCGACCCGTCGCAGCCGCAGCAGGTCACGGATAGCCAGATGCCCAATGAGCGCCCCGATGATCATGAGCAGGTAAGGCCACACGACGATCACGGCAACGATAATCCAGCCTTTGGGGTTATGGATTGCACCCGCCATCTGGCTCTCCTTACCCGCAAAGGGATCGACCCAGTCGATTGCCATCCTGGCACCTTGCAACAGGACGTAAAAAGAGGTCAGCGCAGCAACTATGCACGCGATCCGCACGAGGCCGTGTTTCCGCTTCTCCCAGAGCTTCATGGTGAGAGCTGGAAAGATGCCGAAAGCGAATACCAAGCAGCCGAACAGAACCCAGCCGCTATAAATCGAGGCCGCAGCCATCTGAAATTGATCAAGCATTAACACCCCCAACCACTGCAGGAATTACTGCCGTGATTGGGGAAAATGTGCAAGAGGGGTCAAGCAGCCTGGAGTTGTTGTTCGAGGATATCACCCATGGCTTGGAACCGGCCGTCGGAGTGCATCAACACCATGCCGCGCTTGCCGTTCGGGTAGAGAACGATATGAGCATGTGCCCAGCGGGTCGGCCCCTTGTTGTAACCCTGCCGCAGTTTTGCTGAGAGACCGGCAACGTAGGCCCCGTCCGCAATCGAAGGAGAATGAGTGTGGCCGGTCGATGTGCGACGGCCGAACCTACGAAATTGCTGGGGCGTCCCTCGTGATCCACCGACGCCAATATCGCCGTGAAGACCGTGTTCGATCTCCAGGATCGTGAAGCTCTCGCCCGATCCGATGAAATCGATATGGTCATCGAGCCCGGCCATCCGAAGAGCTTCGTGGACGGGATTGAAGTCGCTGTTGGAGGCCCTGATTTCCCTGTGCCAGACGCTGTTCAGGAGGTGCCAGTAGTAGGCATTCTCCGCGTCGAGCATGCCTTCGGGGTTCTTGAGCCACTTGGTGATCGCCGCATCATGATTGCTCTCGACGACAACGGTACGGCAGCCATCACGGGAGATCGCGTTGATGAACCGGGCGGCTTCTCGGACTTCGCTCTCGACATTCGAGTTGGTAGCAATGTTGATGCGAGCCCGTTCATGGGGATCGTCCAGGCCATGGTGGTTCCGACGACGGAAATCCAAGGTGTCGTGGGCAAACTCGTATTCGGCGTTGAGATATCCAGCAAGTGAGTGCCCGGTCACAACCTTCTTTTCGGCCGTGCAATAACCCCAGCTAGCCATGGCGACGACCGGATCAAGCTGATCATGGTGGATATCGCCCCAGGTAACGGCCTTCACGCGGTTCTGTGCGGTGATCGTTTCGCCGGAGACGATCCAATCGAAGTGCTGGAACGCACCGTCTTCATCCGGCTGCAGGTGATGGAAGAAGCACTCACCGTCGACATCGATTTCAATCAGTAGAGCGCCGTACGTGTGATGAAACAGCGACTTTCTGCCTGCTGCCCGAGGTGTATAGCTCGGCAAGGTGCAGCAGCCGGTCGAGATCGCGAACCGTGGAGGATCATCTTGCATGCGCGGGATGCTTTCCAGCGCAATACGGGTCGATGGCACCACGACGTGACCGCCCTTGTTGGCGACCTGCCAGCCTTGCAGTGGATTTGCGGTGGTGGGTAGGACGTTTGCGTCGCAGATGATCAGGAGATCGGGGGTGAGCTGGATGCGCTCAATGATGAGGAATTCTTCGACGTCTTTGTCGTAGGTCGCGGTGGCAACCGCATGGTCTTCGAAGAGACCTTTCTGGTAGGTAAGGCCGCAAGTGATGATGGAAGCGCCCAGGCGGGTGGCGTAGGTCTTCAAGCTGGCCCAGAACCCCTCGAATTTCGGGGTGTCATCTTGGGCTGCGGTAATAATGAACCGGTGGACTCTGCCCGGTTCGAGGTTCGCGTCGATTACCGGAATTTTCGTCAGGCGGACCGGCTTTGGCTTTTCGGACTTGGCAGCTTCCGGCTTGGTTTCAATAACGACCAGTTCGACAGGTGGGTTTTTAGAAAGATATTCTCTTGCCATTTGGTATCGCCACTCAGTCCAACCGGTATCGGCTAGGATTTGCTTCCGACGTAGGCCGTTGCCCAAGTGTTTCGCGACGATTTGTGAATCAGATTCCGAGTTAAGGGTCTTCGGACGACCGATTTTCTTTTCCATTTTATACCCTTTGTTTAACGCTGCCTTTTGACAGTCGTGAACCAATGGAAACCCGAGACTTTGTCGGCCGCAAACAGAAAATTGAGTGATTGCAATGGGTTATATGCAAGAACGTTGACAAGGCCAGGAGATTGCAAACATTTGCAATGCTCATAGACCGAACTTTTTTTGAACTATTGGCCAGCCGAACGTCATGAATGCCGCCGCAGCCGCAGAACAGATCGCCGACGCGCCGAGCAAACGGTTTCGGACGGTCGAGTGAGTGGCTTTGATGCCAACAATATCAGCCTCAGTTGAGCTGATGCGGGTCTTTAGACCGTTGATCTCAGCTTGCTGCGTCGACTGCGACTGCATGAAGCCGTCGATCTTGCCGCTGATTTTTGCGACGCTCTCGCTGAGGTCCATAATTTTCGTGAGCAGGAAGTTTTCATCGACTGGCATTCAAGGACTCGTCAACAGCAGTGGTCAATTTGTCCATTGAGGATGACGGCGCTGCAAGATTCGAGGGTCAGCCACAGGAATTGTGGACGTCGAGTCCTTTTAAAATTAAAGTGGAAAACCTGAGACGCAAAATTCGAAATGCTAATTGCGCCTTTGGAAATTCGAGTCCTTCAAATTCCCGTCAAGGGAAAATTCCTTTGACAGGACTCGTTGAATATTTAAAGGTGTCCTTACACGAAAACGAAAAGAGCCAGTGCTACGAACACCGGCTCTTCCCGACAGCAAACCGTTTGTTGTTACGGTTTCGTGGACTGATCAGGGCCGTCTTTCTGGTTATGCCAGGAGACGGCCTCTCTCATTTCATTCACAAAATGAAGACCATAGTAGATCGTCATCGTCGCGAATGTAGCTGCCATCCACCATTTCAAAGCCCAATACAACATGGGTTTCTCCTTTGGTAGGACGTCATCAACACGAGCAATGTACTGGGCTTCAGTGATTTGGCGCAAGAACTGAAAATAGTATTTAGTAGCTATTCACAGGCATTCTGAAAAACTCTTTTATTTACAGATACTTACGAGCGGCATTGCGGTGGATTGTGGGGATAACTCGCGGAACTTAGGGTGAACAAGTACCCCGAAAATCGGCTTGACTCGGCGAGTCGCAAAACGGGCCTATCAGAATCGCCTTGACGATTCGCCGAATCATCACTCCGGAGGCGAATAATCCACAGACGTCTGGACGACAGCGTAGCTCACATCCGACCCACCGCCAATAACCAGCTCTTGTTCCTGATCGTGGCTTTCGATGCGGATCGTCGACGTCCGAACACGGGGTCTCGACACCAGTTCCTTCCGGGTCTGATGAGCGATGAGCTGTTTAAAGGCATTAACGGCCGAGGTCATGATATCTCCGGCGATAGGTCTATGCCCTTGCGGACGTAGACCGGCTGGGTGTGGGCGGAAATCCTTCGAGTGATCAGGTCTTCCTGTCTCAACGGCTCAAAATAAATCCTTAGGATCGTGGGATTCGCGGCTATCGCAGCAACAGGGTCCCCCCCGCTTTCAGATGCGTTGCGGCCAAATCCATCCTGGGTGTCAGCCTCATTCTCAACGACAAGGATTCGAGGGCCCTGGTTATCGAGAGAGTAGGTGTCAACAGGAGCGTTCACCCCGGGTGCGGTAACCCCGTATAAGATATCGTTCGTGCTCTCTATCCCTTCAGAGGGGTTAGGTTCGACGCCTGTACCGATGGAAACACCAAGCGTAATGATCGCCGACCGGGACGCACCATCGATTTTGAGCTGGACGCCGATGACTTTACCAACCAGCTCGCCGCCCGGCCAACGTCGATATTCTATCCGACACTCGTCAGCGCATGTGATTGTACGGCCAACCTTCCATTCTACTTCGAAACTGACTTCGGCAGCCCGTGCTCGGCGCTGGACGATGCGGTTCAAGCGGCGTAATCCATGGCGGACCGCCCGCTTTCCTCGTGGCATATCGAAGAACCTTGAAGTCCTCGCGTCGACGGCCGCCTGCTTGGCGGTCTTGACCCATAGGGTTTGAGCAACATCTCCTGTATCAGGATCAAAAAGATTGGCCGTGAACCGCTCGGTAGCGTCATGCTCGAACGTGCAGCGCCATACCAGCCCGTTGGCCTGGACCTTGTCGCCGACGACGTAGTGCATAACCTCCAGCGTCTCAGGGTCTTCGTAAAGCCATTCCGGCGTCACAACGTCGAGCGTCAGTGATGACAGTGTGATCTGGTCGACAGTCTCGGTCTTGTCGTCATCGAGAACGGGTTGAACGCCTGCAGACATGTAGAGGTCCAGGATTTCCTCGCGCTCTTGGTTGTATTCGTAATGCGCTCGCATACCGATGGTCAGGCGCTTCGCCTGCATCTTGATCTGCTGACCGGTCGCTCCCCAGATCGATGCAAAGCCCCGACCAAACGTCTGCGGCAGCAGGTCCTCGATTTCCTTGATTTCGGCAGCGGCAATGGTCCAACCGGTGCTCGATCCGATGGCCGTGCCGGGTTTCGGCAGTCCGTCGATGAAGGACTGATAATTGTAGGTGTCGATCTCGCGGGTCCCAAGGAACTCGGTCGGTTGATCACCGCTGGCGCTCTGGGTCCAGTTACTGATCAGACGGATGCGGCTCAGAGCTTTCGGCGGGTTGCGGATCGACATCCTGGCGGACTTGTGAGTTCCGGCAGTGGCACCTGCGATCACATGCTGGACGGTACCATTGATCAGGTGAACACGCTCCGGAGCCAACGTCAGCCGGTTCCAGCGCCAGACATCCATGGTAGCTGCGAGAGCGTTCGACGGGTCGTCGGTTGCCTCAGGAGAATAGAAGAGGGGGTCATAGACCTCAGCGGCCTCGCGGTCCTCCTGGTCAGCGTCCGGATCGTAGTCGACCTCGCCAAGGCGAATGGCATCGGCTGCCGCCTTTAGGACATCGTCTTCGTCCGGCGGTACGCAGGTGAATTCGATCTGGCAATCGTCACCAGCCAGCTCCACCGGCAGATTGTGATATCGGCCACGCGCGAGTTGGATGGGCTCCGGGTCATCCGGAAGCTGTTCCGATATGACGGCGTACCGCGACGGCTGGGTTGCGATCCAAGCTATGCCCGGGTTCTGGACGGTAACGTTGAAGAACGGCGTGATGACGTCGCCGTCCTCGCGCTCTTCGATGTTGCTATCTATCGAGAAGAAAGCTTCGTTCTTCTTATGGGCTATCGGATCAAAGGGTTGGTCCCAGGCATCAAGGAAGGCGAGGTAAAGCATCAGGCGCTACCTCCGAGTTCCTCGACAACGACGCTCCAGTTGACCTTTCGGTCGGACGCGCGTTCTGAGAACTTCCACGGCTCAGTTATCATCACCGACAGATCGTATCGCGCCGAGATACGAACTTCTTCGACGGCAGGCGCATCCAGCGTAACGACGCGGCCAGATGATGTGAACGGTATCGCAGTTGTGCCCAGGTTCTTGCAACGGATCGAGCCCGGATAAGGATCGCGGATAAGGGTTTTGGTCGTCCCACCAACGGGGATGAAGTCTTCAAAATCTGCGTCGACGACGATGTGGAATGTGTCGCCTGGCATCAATCTCATCAGCGGTGGCGTCATGTATTCGCCGTCACCTGAAGCAAGCTCTATCTTGAACAGACGGAATGCCGGATCGGCGAAATTGCGAAGCTCCGCATTCCACGAGCGACGCATGTCCGAAGACTCGCTGATCAAGGAAATACTAGCCGTCATATCGGTGCCAGTCTGCCACCCGAGCGGCATCGCGGAGCAAACGGTCTTTGAAGGAGAGCCTGGATACATATCGATCTCCTCAGTAGGTTCTCAGGTTGCGGTTGATGTCCTTGAGGATGTCGGCGTTCGTTCTATCGACGGTCCCTGAAACGGTTTTGTTGCCAAGGTTCAGATCGATGGCGATCCGCTCGGTCACTTGCTGGTTATTTCGGGCGTAGTCGTTAATGATGCCCGCACGCCGACCGGCGTAGGCCTCGTTGCTCGTACCCTGCTCCTCGGCAAGGGCCGACAACTGGTCACGGGTCAATATCTGTTGACCTTGGAACATCGTGACCTCAGGGGCTTTCGGAGCCGGATGCATGATCATCCAGTCTTCGCGAGCCTGGACCTGCCGGTCGGCTTGAAAGCGCATCAACTCCAATTGCTTCTGGATGACGGCATCGCCGGACTGAGCCGAGTAATCGAGCGCGTATTTGCCAGCGATCATCACGCCGGTTATCGTGGCACCCAGGAGCCCGAAGCTACGGATCAGGCCGGTGACCATAACGCCGACGCGGGTCAAGGATGCAACCAACCCGCCACCCACGGCAGCGGTACCAGCAGCACTGAGGGCACCGGCAGCGGCGGTTGCAGCTCCACCAGCGGCAGCGCCTGCGGCTGCCGCTCCTCCACCGATACCCAGCAACCAACGACCGGCCGTCATTAGCAGGCCTATGGCAGTTTTTGCCACTTTTGCAGCGGTTGCGATGCCCAGGATGCTGGCAGCGATCTTCGCGAAAATTCCCACCAGCGCCACAGTGGTTGCGTCGCCGCCGACGAAGCCCAGCAACCACTGCATGCCTGAATGCAACAATTCTAGCGCATCTTTGACGATAGTGAATGCACGCTTGACCTGATCGGCAAACGCGACGACCTGATCGCGCCAGCCGTTCAGGAAGTCGAACCGCTTAGCATCGCCGCCGGTCAGGACATTCCACACGTCGACGGCAAGGTCGCGGACATAGAGAAGCCCGTCGCGGATGGTGTTCAGCCAATCCCAATCAGAATCTTTGCCGTTCCAAAGCAGGCTGAGCTGGTTCGGGATGTCGAGGATGGCAGCGTAAATCCATTTGATCTGCGCAACGATGGTGTCGACCCATGGGAATGTGACGGCCTTCCCACCGAATGCCACCACCCAAACGTCTTTGACCAGCTTGTAAAGACCGACCAACCCATCCCGAGCGAGGTTAAGCCAAGCCCAGTCGGAGTTCTCACCGGAGAAAATCTTCCCGACCTCGGTCCGGATTTTGCCGATCCAGGTGCTGATGAAGATTAGAGTCGGAGCGGTGGCGTTCAGCCAGGAATTTCTGAAATCACTCTGTTTGCCGTGGAAGAGGTCGATCAAGTCATAGAACAGGTTGCGCGTCTCGACGAAAGCGGCCTTGAAGGTCTCTGCGATCCAGACGCGGTTGGTCGCAATCCACTCCGTCAGCTGCTTCTGGCTCTCCATGATTAAAGGCGTGATCTGCCGGTCTAGCTCCAGGCGAGCACCTTGGAAGGCGAGCATCATTTCCTTGTAGACAGACCTTGCTTCAGCCCCACGTTTTGCGTCAGCTTCGGTGATCGTGGCACCAAGACTGTCCATTCGCGCTTGATACTTCTCGATTGCTTCGCCGCCGGTTTCGAGCACCGTTACCATCTTCGCGCCAGCGTCTTCCCCGAAAAGCTGCATGCTGATGTGCAGACGTTCCTGAGCGTCCGGGATTTGGCGAAAGGCATTAGATAGAGCAGTCAGACCTTCGATGCCGCCTTTGACACCTTGCTTGTAATCCAGGCCAAAGTCTTGAAGACGGAACAGTGCCTGGCCCTGCTGACCAAGGCCTTGAATGAACTTTTTGCGGTCGTCCTCAAGGGCATGATAGCGCTCGACCAGACGCAGGCGCAGCTCGTCCTCGCCTTTAACGGACATCTCGATACGCTTGCGAATGAGCGCCTGCTGATCGGCAATACCGGCCAGGGAGTTCGGGGCAGCTTCGTCGTTAGACGCTAAAGCATCCATGATCGACTGACCTGAACGGCTCGCCAGGACCTTTTGAACGTTCCAGGCTTTCGTCTTGTTGTAGGCTTCGTCAGCCTGGTCGATCTGCTGTCTGACGTTCTCGAACTCGTTTCCGATATCCGACAATGCCTGAAGCACTTCATCAGCGTCTACACCCTGCTGATCGAATCCATATCGCAGTAGGCCTACGTCCTTGGCGCTGATACCAAGCCGTCGACTGTCTTTACTGACCTTATCAAGCATCTCGGACATGCCCTTGGAACTCTCAAGGGCGGCTAGGGCGATGGCTTTGATCTTCAGGCTGGCCAGCACCGCACCGGCTGCAATTCCTTTGAATGCCAAGCTAGCGGCTTGCTGAAGCTTCCTAAAGCTGAACTCGGCAATCTTCTTCAATCCCGCCAGGATGGGCGCAAAGTACCGAGTGGCAGCGGCTCGCATAGCTTGGAGATTACCGGTGAACGATGTGGAAAGACGCCGTAGTGAGGCAACCGCAGACTGAATGCCAGATAGCGTAAATGTAGTACCGATGTTTCGTGTGATGCTACCTGTTGCCATTCTCGTTCATCTCAAATCAAAAGCTTGTCTGCATCGTCGTCACCCATGATCCGGGACCCTGCCGCCAAGGTCGCTCGGTATAAATCCTCCCGCTGCCGGTCTCTGACATCTTCCAGGGAAGCGAGCCTGAAGCCGAGTTCTGCTGGGGTAAGGTCCCAGCCCACCTGACCTGACAGGGCCCGGTAGAGCTGGTAGCTCCGAAACAGGGACGCCAAGCCGCCGTAGTTCGGGATCAGGCGGCCCTCGTGGACGTCTTGGTCACTTGGCGGTTTGCTCTGGTCGGCTGCTTTTTCTTTGGTTCGCGACGAATTCCCATTTTCTCGAACTCGATAAGAAGTCCGGTAAAAAAATCGGTCGGCGATTTACCTCCGAACGTCTCGGTCATCGCCGCATTGAGGAGGCCGATCAGAGCGTCATTGCCAATCTGTCGCAGCGCAGCCTCGTAGACCTCATCACCCGTCTTGTTCAGACAGATCGCAACGAAAGCGGCGGCGGCGTCATCTCCGATATCAATCAACACGTCGATGACAGTCCGCATGCTGAACTTCGCCATCAGGTCATCAGCATCCTTGTTGGACGCGCTGAACATAAAATCAGCGAGGTTGTGCACCAGAGCCCGGGCTTTCGGAAAACGTTTCACGAGGCGGAACAAGTCGAAGGCGTTGGCACCGCGAATGGCGACCTTGTTGCCGTTCAGCTCGAAGAATTTCTGCTGGGGAATGATCGCCGCGAGGAAGTCGTCAGGCGAAAGAAATGCGACGTTGTCGACGCGCTCTAGTTTGGATTCAGTCATTCAGTTTCTCCCTAAGAATTGAGGGGCGGCCACAGGATCGCAGCCGCCATTGTTGATTTGATTTAGTGAGCAACCGGGCGCACGTAGCCGTAGCCAGCACCGCCCTGGTTGTAGACTTTGCCCGTTAGGGAGGCGACGTTCAGCGCATCGACACCCTTCAAGGTTACGTCGCCGTTTGGCCTGAATTCCACGTCGGGGAAGATGTAGTCGACCGGCTCTCCCGGCAAACCGCCGTCAACGACGCCCCAGACTTGGACTTCGCCGCGAATGCCGGAAGTGCGCATGATCTCGTATTCCACGATCTTGTCGGCTTCGGTGATGGCAGCGAGGGCATAGGTGATCGTCGCGTCAGCCGCTGCCCCGTCTGGGATTGCGATGAATTCGAGAAGGCCACGCGAACGCTGATAGATGTAGTGGCCTCCACCCATGACGCTCGACGCTTCGGTGTAGGCGACCGGGTCTTCAACCGCGCCATCGGTTACCGTGGTGATCGTAGGTTTGATGCCGGGAATTTGGATCACGTCACCAACGGCAACGTCTTCGACAACGAGGGTTGCGGCAGTAACGGCAGACTGTGTCAGGTAGCTGGTCGATGCCAGGAACATCGCCTTGTAGGTCGTCGGCGTCCACATCTGGATATCGGCGATCTGGAGGACGGCGTCCTGCTGCGTGATCCATGAACCGATCAGCTGGGAGGTGCCGGACTCGTCTGAGCGGCTCTCGACTTCGGTTAGAGTTGGCGTCAGCGTGATAGCGCCGACTGGGCCGATCTTGATAAACTTGTCAGTGCCGTGAGGCTTGAATACGACGATACCACCCATGATGCGCTGGCCGGTCGTAAGCTGTTTGATTGGCGATGTTGCCATGTTTGGTCTCCAGTAAAATTTAGGGGTTGATGTTCTCGCCGGGGTCAGTGTCGCGGGTCGCCAGCGTGAAGGTGATCGGCATCACTACCGACATGAGCAGCGTGTCTTCGCTCAGGGGATCAAGCTCCGGCGCTGAAGTTGCCCCGATCTTCCAGCCCCAGTATTTGCCGAAGCCAAGATCACCAGGATTTACGAGAGCCTTCTCGATCCGCAGGCACATTCCATCGACGCGATCTTCGACATCCTCGAAGGCGGTGCGCTCACTAATCTTGATTGAAACGGTGACGTCGCGTTCGACGATAGGATCGGACGGATCGGCCGAGGCGCGAGGAATATCGGTGACAGCAACCAGGACCAGAGGGAAATTATCAGACTGAAATGACCGCACGATCCGGCTGGCATAATGAACATTCAGATCGCCAACAGCTGCGGCAAGGTGCGCTTTCACGCCCTTTCGCACCTGCGTTCGAATATGCTCAGCTGCCGCCATCAATAGGTCCGATCAACATTACGTCGATCCAACCGTGGCTGTCTTTTTTGCAAGATTCGATGATGTAGGCCCGGCCGCCGATTGTTAATTTATCGCGGCCTTCGTTCCTGAAGAGCTGACCAGCCCTGGCCGGATCAATGGCCAATACATCGGCAACCTGAAATGTTGCCTTTGCGGTCGCGTCAGACATTTTGATGCCGTCGACGGAGATGTCCTCCCAATTCTCGACGAACTGGCAATCCAGGTAATCGGCTTCGGTCTGGCCCTCGCGCAGCCATAGGGCTCCTCCGTCTTCGCGGAAGACCCTGAAGAGCGCTTTGGAGCTGTGTGCGAAGAGTTTCGAAACCATCGTATTTCCTGGATTTCCTGGCCGTGAATGAAAGCTAAGCTGGCCTAGCTACCGATCTCACATATGGGTTTATGGGTCGACCGGCCGTATTGTAGGCGGCGCGGGTGTCGGTGAAGACGCCGTCGGTGTAGCTCCAGCCGATGCTATAGCCTGCGTTCCCGGCCGTGCGCTCGACATAGTCGAAACCAGGACGATCACCTCTCCCTACGGTGACGTTGATTATGAAATTGGTTGTCGTGTCGATGACGAAGTAGACTTTCTGAGACATGATAGGGTCACGCAGGTTCGAGAACGGAGAAGCGGAAGCGGACGCAGCCGTTGGCACCCATGCCGCCGACGAGGCCCGCACCGCCGCCAGCACCAGGGTAGCCGCCGTTGCCACCGGTGGTCGGGGTTGTTTCGTCGTCGATGAAAGGAGCGCCAGCGCCGCCAGAACCGTAGTTGTCCCAGTTTTCGCCGAAGGTGTTGGTGCCGTCGTGACCATTCTCTCCGGCGTAGAATCCTGGGAGGACGGTGTACGGAGAAGCGCTTCGCCCGACCCCGCCGCTGTAATTGCCGTCGCGATTGCTACCTCCGCCGCCCGGACCGCTGGAGCTGTTCATCGCGGTGCCACCGGAGGCGTCCGGATCGACGGACTGGCCGTCGTTGCTGAGGTGTCTGTAATAAGCATTTCGCACGCCATCCGCCCCGACGCCTGCAACGCCGTAGAAGCTACGAACATACATATTGTGCGCTACTATGAGCGACGTGCCGCCATCACTCCCGGCCGCGCCACCAGCGCCGACGTCGATGTAAAGATCATTACCTTCGTTTAAATCTGAGAGCTGAAATTCCGTGTAAGTGACAATTCCCGGGAAACCGCCAATCCCGGCATGGGCACCGGAATTGCCGCCGCCGCCGCCGCCGATTGCCTGGGCTTCAACGCGAACCTGTGCGAGCGTCAGGCCTTCATTGCCAGGCTCTGCTGTGACGATAGCCAGGAGTGCGTCGCGATCCCACGAACCGGACTCGGTGAACTCATACCAGTCCTTGCCACCGTCAACTTTCAGCTTGCGCTTACGGACGAAACCGGAAGCTGCGCCGCCGCCTGAGGATTTTCGAGGAGAAGGATACGGGATCATCATGGGATCAAGCCTCCTGAATTTCGATGTATGCCGACCCGGCGTTCGGGGGATCGAAGGTCAGCTTGCGGGGGTTCGAGGCGACGTCGTCGTTGTCGATTACCTTGACCACGCTGAAAGCATAGTCGCGCTCAAAGATACGCTTTTTCGTGCCGGTGGTGCCTCGCAGAACCTCGACATACGGCAGCGCATCGGTCGACGTGAACGTGGCTGTGACGGTAATGAACTCAGTCCGGTCACTGAGCGTGTGCTCGTGCGGATCGTCGCCGGATGCGATATCGAAAGCGAACAGGCGATTGCTGTCGAACGGCGGTGCCTGGACGGTGTCGGCGTTCGGGGAATCTGAGACTGCTAGTTTGACGACGCCTTTATCGAGCATGGGGACCTCACTTTAAGAAGGGGGTGCCCACCGCAGGTAGGGAGCCATGCGATGGGCGGTTCCGGGCCGGATGATATCGACGGCCCGAAAGGGTGGATTAGTCTTCGCTCGACGCGATATCGACGATGGCCTTCGGACGCTCGACGTAGGAAACGGTCGACATTTCGGTGTGGACCTGGTCGCCCTTCTTGAACGGCAGTTCCTGGGACTGAGCGTATTCCGGCAGACCGATGGTGTTCACGAGGTCCTTGTTGTCGCCAGGTGCATAACGGGTCTGGTACATGCCGTCGACGATTGGGCAGAGGATCGCCTTGTCCGGGTCCAGGAAGTAGGTCGATCCGACCTTACCTTTGGAATATGAGACGATGTCGATATCGCTTGCAATCGGGAAGCCTGCACGCATGTCGTCACGCATCGCCGAACCCTGGTTGCCAAAGCCGGAAGTCGAGGACCACAGGGCGAAGGCGTCCTTGACCGAAGCATGTCGGGTGAGTTTGCGGTGGATATTTTTACCCGCAATCAGCTTGTATCCCGTCACCTGAGCCTGGAAGTCGCCCAGTTCGTCCTCAGCCATTTCCTTCGCTTCGATCAGTTCGGCAACCACATCGGTCGTCGGATCGCTGAGGTCGAAAGCATGAGCGGTACGCGTGATGCCGAACAACTGGTTGAGGTTTTGCGAAATGCCGCCGGACGCTTTGCGGATTTCGCCAAGCAGGGCACCCATGCGAATAAACTCGCGCATGTTGCTGTTCTTGCGCTTCATCAGGTCAAGAAGGTCGTTCAGCTTCTGCTGATAACCTTCGCTCTCATTCTCGGAACCGAAGGCCCGGACCCCCTGGACACCTGCTGCGAGCAGGGTTTCGAACTGCGGGTAGTATGGGACTTTGATCGCGAAACCGCTGCGTTCCGTACGGGCGGATGGATCGCCAAGATAGCCGCGTGGCTGCTCTTCGATCAATGACAGCGTGCCGTCCTTGTCGAATTCGATCCAGAGAGTATCGACGCTCTCGCCCTTCGAATTCCAGGGAAGCCAGAGGTCCAGCAACTGGACGACATACGGGCGCTCGTTGATTGCACCGGTTAGCGCAATGAGGTTGTTCGGATCGCCCTTGGGCGCATTCAGCATTACCATGAGGTAGTCTCCTGTTCTTGTTCTGTTCTTGTAAAGAACAAAAAACGATTTGGTTAGCGGACGACGATGTCCTGTGCGGCGAGGTATGGGGTGATTTCCGCAACCGTCAGCGACGTGTCGAGATCGAGTTCCAGACCTTTAACCTCACCGTCACGGACGAAGCCGGTGGCGATGACGTCAGCCTCTGCGGCGTCGGTGCGACGACATACAATCGCGAGATGGAGATTCTCACCGGCAGCTTCGACCAAGGTCTGAGTTGCGCGGACGTATTTGCCGGTCAGGGCATTGGTGACGATTTCGGCGATGACAACGGTTGCCGATCCGTAGACCGTTGCGCTGGTTTTCAAGGTGATCTTGTCGCGGGACAAGGTGCCATTGGCTTCCGAGCGGATGAAGACTTCATCCGGACGTGGGGCGTAAATTCTGGCCATTGTAAAGTCTCCTAAGGACGGTGATGCGTGTGCGCAGTCAGCTCCAGTTGGGGTTAGCGCTTACCGCGAAATTGAGAGTTCGCGGTCTGATAAATGTTTGGAGTGTTGATGGTGGGTGCCGACCGGACCTGATCCGACGGTTTGACGTCAGCCGGGTTGAAGCGAGCGCCATTGCTGATCGCGCCGCGAAGAGCAGTCCTAAGCTCCGTAGAACGGGCACCGAGCTTGCGGAGGTCATCGACCAACTTCAGCTTGCCGTAGGAGCGAGCCAGAGAACGGGTCTCTTCGACATCCTTCTTTTCGGCTTCCGTTTCGTCAGCGGCGGGCTCGTCCTTCTTCTCAGGTTCATCACCTTCAGCACGGAAAGAGCGGAGCGCTGCAGCGCGAGCTACGGTAGCGTCATCAGCTCCATCGTCGCTGGCATCAGCAACAGCCTGGATTGCAGCTTCAGCTGCGTCGACGAGGGCGGAAAGGTCGGTAGTATCAGCCATGGTGGGCTCCTCACGTTTTGATCTGGCGAGCATCTCGAATTGTGGAATGGAGATGTCGGTTGGGGTTGCGGATCGAACCGTCGCCAGGGCGTCGGCACCAATCGGGACGTGGCTGACTTCCAAGAGGGTCCAGTCAGTCGCATGGAAAAGGGGAACGGGAACGCCATCGGTGCGCTCGACCTGAACATATTTCTGGACGGTGTATCCGGCCGATATCTGTCGATAGAAGCCGTTCTTGACGCCCTGGTAGATGTTTGAAAACTCGGGGAGATAAAGGGCTTTGCCGACGACATTCTCGCCTTCCGGCCTGACATCTTCGACCCTTCCAAGGATATCGCCGACGCGACCGGTGTTATGTCCATCGCAAAGCGGCATGCCGGGTGTGCGGCTATAGTCCAGGCCGCTGGCCAAGAGGACTTCGTCACCCTCGATGTAAGGGCAGGCGTTCGCGGGTCCTGTCCAACTTGGATCAGGCAGCCATGTGCGGACGGGCGTCGGAGTTGTAATCACAAGACCGGTCGACTGAGTAGCGTCATCAAAAGACACGTCAGGAATGACCAGCGAACGCCGCTGCATCCTCATGCCTTTCTGCTGACTGTACTTTGCCGGACTATCCATCCTGACCTCAAATGCTTTGTTGAGATCAGGCTGACGAAGGCGGCTGCAAGATTCGATGATGAGCCGAAAAATAATTTAAAAAGATAAGCCCAACCGGAGCCGGGCCTGTTGATAAGGGATTTAATCTGCCGCGTCGGCTGCGCCGAAGAGGTCCGGAGCGAACGATGATTGCGCATCATCGTCTTCCTTCAGCGTAATCGGCTGACGGTACGGATGATCCAGCCACTGCTGACGAGCAGAGTCGGACATCTCTGGCATGCCGAGAGACTGGCGGATAAAGATTTCGTCCTCCATGGTGGACGTAAAAAGACCTGCTCGGATCGCTTGACCAATGGCGTCAATGTTGAGCGGAGGTCCTTGAGTTCCATCGGCGGAGACCGGCAATGGTTGGGCCTGCCAGCCGTTATAGACAGCATAGTTCGTTCCAGCGGTCTTAGCCTGATCGTAATCCGACCGGTTGAGACGATCCACCTGCTTGGCATTGTAGCCGAGCGAAGCGATAGCCTGAGGGCGGGAGATAAAGCCGGAATTGACCATCTTCGTCATGGCATCGACTTCCTGCTCCGGATAGATATGCTCTGTCGGCTGCATCATCCATTCCGGCGACATATGCTCATCGAGCTGCGTTCCCGAGGTAGGTTCCCACAGTCCAAGAATATAAGCCCTCTGGACCAGGTGACGGAAAATCCGTTCAAGAGCTGGAACCAGGAAGCCGTATCCGATCAGCTCGAATAGCTTCTTCATCACCAGCAACTGGATGCGCATCGCCCGTTCGTTCACGTCGCCAAGTTCATATGTCAACATCTCGATGGACATGCCGAAGGCAATGGCGACCTCATTCATGGCGGCACGGATATACAGCCCAAAATTACTATCGGTCGGGGGCATGTCGGCAAACTTGACGTCGTGCCCCGGGGGCAAGGTCATAGCACCGCCGCTCGGTGGGTTCTCCAGTTCGATAGGAACGGAACCGTCCTCAGTCTCCCAACCGCCGCCGTCTTCCAGGTCCGGCGCAATATAGAAGATGGTGTGCTTGCTCTGTACAGCCTTCTTCTCAACTTCGTTGAGCATGTAGCGGCGAACGAGTTCCAAGGTCGGCAGGGCAGCGGAGCCGAACGGCGCACCACGGTTTGACCCTGGTCGCGACGGCTTATAGATATGCATGACGTGTTCGGCTTCGAACCGGATTGGCTCGAATCTCTGACCAGGAATGTTCGAGACCCAGTCCCGGGGATGGGACGTATAGAGCCAGTAGGCGACCACGCGGTGCATGTCGTCGAACTCGATCCCGTCGCGGACATAGTTGCCGTTGGTAAGCTGACGACTCCAGCCGATCTGACAGTGATCAGCTTCCCAAACAGCAATTTTGAAATCCAGGCCGGATCGGCTCGGGTAGTTCTTATGGCTGGTGTCGAGGATGACGAGGAAAACTTCCCCATCTGTAAAGAAGGCTTCGGCGGCCTGGGCCAGCAGGGTGTCAAATTTCAGGATGCCCCGGATATCGATGTCGTGGCCAAAGCGATCCCAGATCAACTGTAGGGCCGTGTCGTTGATGATAGGCATGATAGCGGCCGTGTTCGTGACCAGCTGCGTGATACCCTGCTTGTAGTGCGACGAGTTTTCCTTGGCCTGTCGACTGCGAGACCGGAGCAACGGGATTTCGCCGTTCGCCTGGTTCGGGCCGATGTCCTGCGGGATTTCGAATTTGTCGCTGGATGTGGCCGCCGTGTGGTAGGTCTTGTAAGCTGCCTCGAACAGCGAGTTGATGCCACCGGCAGCGGCGCGTGCGAGGCCGACGACGAGGTTTCTCGTTCCTTTGGACTTAGGAGAATGGATAGCGATCTGGGCCATCAGTAGCTCCCTCTCGGCGACTGCGACCACATTTTTGGCTTGCCAGTCGGCACGGTGACGCCGTCAACCTTGGCCAGCTGCTGAGCCAGGAACACTAGGTTCTTGGTAATATCGTTGCGGGCTTTCTGGGTCATCGAGCCCTGGGAACCGACGGCAGCACTCTGAAGCGGGTCGGACAGGGCCTCCTGGTTCTGCTTGATCATGGCGAGCAGAGTGGCCTTATCCGTGATGTTGAAGAATGGGTTCATCGGCTAAGTCCAACTCTGTACTTGAAGATTTTGTTTTTCTTTGGAGCCGGTGGCACAGGCTGTTCCGGCGCAGGTTCGGCGGATTGCAGTGGTGCAACCGGTGTCTGGCGCTTTGGCTGTGCCTCTGGTCGAGCGACGACCTTCGGCGGCTCAGCCTCTTTGGATAGGCCGACTGCCGGTGCTGAAAGGTCTTTGCCCTTGTATCCCAATTCCCTGGTCTCCGGATCGATGATCTCAGACGGTATTCCGAGGGCGCTAGCTGCAAGATTCAAGTCACGCCAGCGTTTTGGATATGAGGTCTGCAAGCCTTTGAGGGCGGCATAGGCATAGCTCAAGCACATCCATTCTTCTTCAGGACGACGTCCCTTCTGATCGCGCCAATGCCAGCGGCTATCTTTCCGATACCGCTCCTGACACATCAACTTATCAATGAAGGTTTGCGAAAGGGCAGCAGGAATCATTGCCACCTTGTCGGCTTGAAGCTGCATCAGCTTGAAGATGCCGTCACGAGCCAAGTGTGAATCAATGGAGTAGTAGACGCCGGACCTACGGCTAGTTGACCTTTGCTTCGGCCAGACGAAGTCCTTACGGTGAGCATTCCCTTTGATAGCCCAGATGTTACGATTAAGCGGGAAGCTATTGCAAAACAGCCGAGTTTCGTCAGCGAAGCCTTGTCCGCCAAGGTCAATCGCAGCGGCCAGAATGCGCATTGCCGTTCCGTCTCGCTTATAGAACGGTCTCGACAACAAGTCTTTCAACTCCCTGTCGGATGCACCGTCACCTGGTTCGCCAAAGACTTTCCAATGGCCGATGATGCGAAACTGACCGAGCGCGTTCCAGCCTACGACCTGCAATTCTCTCGACGCCAGTCGTTCTAGGGCAGAACCTTCTTTATTATCCTGGGTATCACCCCCGGCTGTCAGGAGGACAACGTCGTCAGGGACCTCGGCGGTGTAGGGGTGAAGCATCGACGAGAGCGTTTTCGCTTCCATCGAGTTGGTAGTGTACTCATCCCACACCGTCGCACACACGTTGTTGGTAAACGTTTTCAGGAGTTCAGGGTTACCCTGGCTCGACACGAAACGCTGGGCGATCTTCTTGAACGAGGCCTGCCCAGCGGACGAGACCCACTGTGGAACATGTATACCACGATGACCTGGCGCTTCAGAGACGGCGGTCGCTATGTACTCGGTTGTCTCATCGAGCTGCATTTTATGGGCTTCAGTGATCTTTCGCCCGTTCGCGACACACTCCTGACCCTTGCACTGGTACCAGGCTTCCGTGACGTAGCCGGTGACCTCATCGCACTGCCATTTGAACCCGAAACTGGAATCCTTGTCTCCCCATTCCATGATCTGGGAGAGGTTACAGTGGGGGCAAACGACGTAGGGGTAGTGTTGGTCGGAGACGATAAAGCGGGCGTAGGTCCGGCAGCTGTCCTTCGACAGCGGTGATGAACCAGCTCCGGTGACCGTATGCCGGTGTGCGCCGCCGCGATCCTTGAACAGCGTGAGTTTATCGCCGTTTTCGCCTTTCTTGTTGTCGTAACCAGCGGCCGAATACTCGTCGACGACGTTGAAAACGGAGTCGTATCGGCGGAAGTTGTCGGCAGAGGTGCCGCCGATGATGCGGATGATACCGCCGTTCGTCAGTTGAATGATATCCATGGAGCCAGGGATGACCATTGCTTCCACAAACGGGCAGCACTTGATCATCGCGGCTATGACTTCCTTAGAGAAAGCCTCGGCATCCTTGTCGGTGGGCTGAGCAATGGTGATGGACGAGCCTAGATATCCCGCGACATACATTGCAAGGCTGGCGATAAAGATCGACCAGCCCACGCGGGTGCCTTTCAAGACAGTGATCTCGCTGCAGTTCTCGTCCATAAACCAGTCAGCGAGCGTCCGCTGATAGGATAGATATCGAAGTTTACCCTTCTTGTTGGAGATCGATCCCTTGAATTCGATGTGCTCGTGCACCCACTCCGTCACCGACATGACTGGCGGGATATCGAAAACCGAGTTCCTGCGCTCGGCACGCAACTGGTCAAACCGCAGCGTGCTCTTTTCGAGGACGGCGGGTGGGATTACAATACTATCGAGATTTGCATCCGGGTTGACCGACGGCAGCTTCATGTGAGCTACCTCTCATATTCGAGCGGTTTATCACTGATCTCGATTTTCAGCTTATCGATAGCTTCGCGGACGATCTCATCAGCGATTTCGCGAACATGCGCCGCGATAGCAGCCTCGACGTTTTGAGCAATAGCATCCGGAATCTTCCGCAAAGCTGTCTTGATTCCCGAATAATCCTCCGTCAATTGGTTCAAAACATACTCAACTGGCACCAGAAGCCGTGCCATCGAAGCGGCTTCCATCTGTTCCTTTTCAGCAGCCGCCACGCCGCGCTTGCGCTTCGTGAAGACTTCCGTGTCCTGACCATCAGAACTTTGATACTTCGATATCGCCTTGGCGACGGCGGTGTCTTGTAGCCACTTCACGACAACAGAAAGGTCGTAAATCCAGGTCGTTCCGGTGCTTCCGTCGCCTCGCTGGACAACGGGGCAGCCTCGCTCGTTCCATTTGGCGACGGTGTTCCGGTCGTAACCGAGAAGTGTTGCGAGCTTTTTTTGGCTGACGTTCCTGCCGAGTAATTTCTCAGCCGGGGCTGATGAGGTTTCGTCGGCGTTTTCCTCGTTTTTCAGCAGTGGGTCAGGGAAATTTTTCTCCACCATTCCGGCCTCCAGTAATCAAACGTGTTGATTTCATGAGGCTTTCACAGGCTGCAAGATTCAAGATCGAGAAAAATTATTGAGGGTGGTGCTGCTGAACACGTTTCAAAAAAATCAGACGGAGGGGGGACATGCGGCCTCCAATCCACCGCATGCTGGCGAAAGTCCCAGGGTCCCCGGCGGCTTAAAAATCGTCAAGGTTCTGGCTGACCATGTATCCTTTGGCCAGGTTCTGCCGAGCAAAGCGCCTTGCGGCGATGATCTTCTTCTTCGTCTCGGGCGTGAACAAAGGCGGGTTATCAGATGCTAACACCTCGTCGATGTAAGACATTGTTGGCCCATAGTCCTCGGTGACAAAGAAGGTCAAACTGGTGCCAATTCGATCAAAGAGTGCTTTATTGCGATTCATGACAATCTTAGGATGCGAGCAGAGCTTGCTTAGCTGTTCGCTGGTTACTCGGATCAGGCCACCGCGCTCAGGAATGTTCACTAGATGGGTTTCTGGTGTGTTGCTCATCCCTTCACCTCCATCGTCACTGACACCGTCTCGTCGCTGCCCTCGATCACCTCATGGCTCAGAACCTTCAGCTCACGGACATCCAGGTCATGGGGCTGGCCATCCCTGCGATATTGCAGAGTGTCGGCGAACACGAGGTATTCGGCTGGCTGGTTGGTCAGGTAGGCAGGCACGTCATCCATACGCACGCAGGTGAAGCGCTCGGTCAGTGGGCCGGGTCCAAGGATGTCGACGGGGCCATAGTTGTTCGTGTATTCGGTCATCTTAGCGATCCCTCTGCCATGTATCGCAAACCATCACAGAGATTAGCCCACCTTTTGCCATCGGCATGAACTCAGTGTGCTGAGCAGAGCAGGTCCACTGATCTTTCCGCAGCTCGAACTTGTCAGCAACGGCTTCCTGATAAATCGCGACGGGTAGGCCGATAACGAAAATGACCATAAGCAACACCAACAACGGCATCACGATCCAGTCCATGATGTAATCCATGATCATGCCGACACCTCCAGATCATCATAATTCCCGTGCCAGCGGACATTGTCGTCGTTCAGCTCATCGGTTGCGGCAACCGCCGCTGGATCGAGCAACCACCGCGCCAGGCGCTCGCAATCCTCTCTCTCCCAAATCCAATACTTTCGACCTTTGTCGAACAAGCCATCTCGACCCCATCCGGCTGGGTGGATCAACATAATCTGGCTTCCCTTGGTCTCCTCAAAATCGGATACGGACACATCCATGATTTTCGGCATGAGATCGCTCTCGTGAAAATCATCGACCCAGTTGTTTCGACGAGTTTCGCCCTTGATGCGAATGCCGATAGCGTCGAAGGGATTACGAGGTACGTCCGAGAAGACCGTGCCCTCAGGCATTTCGATGAATTCGTGCCAGGTAACGAGCTTCATGCCGCCACCTCAGGCTTCGTCATCGCGTGGATATCCAGCAACAGGTCCTGAAGCGCCCGGCGACAGGTTTGATAGTCCTCGTCGGTCAATCCACGGCCGAATTCGTATGCGTTCCGGACGCGCTGGAGCACGTACATGGCGGTCATTTGGGCTGCCTGGAACGTAATGTCGGCCGCCGGATGACCTTGGCGTGTCAGACCCACCGTGAAGCGATAACGGTCATATGTGAAATTGTAGAAGCCTTGGCCGACAGCGAAGGCAGGTCCGTCTTTGATGGTCATGCCGCCACCTCGTCAACCCTTACCGAGTTAATCAGATGGGCAGGGATGTATTTCTTGTTTCGGCCTCGGAAGTCATTGAAAACCATCCATCCGCCGTGAGGGATCGCATCCCAGCCGTGCGGAAACTTTTCCACGGTTCCGTCGATATAGATTACGCTGAGTTCGGTCTCGCGATAGGTATTGTAGTCTTGTTCAGCCATAGGACGCGTCTCCCTAACGCGTTGTCGATACCTATAATTGTTGTCGTCGGCCGAAACTGAAACAAGGGAAATCACTGGAAATATTGCCGTTTCCGAGCAATAAGGATGCAACCAGGAGGATCGCATGGCCATCAACGCTTACATCGTCGAGAACGGCAAGCTCATCAGCGCCACCACATTGAACAACGACGCTCCCAGCGAGGTCGATCTGATTGCGCTGCTTGGCGGAACGTCGACCGACATGGCGGCGATCACGATGGGGTCGGTTGGTAAGGTTGAGGTCAATTTCATATCGAGCCAGCCGAACCGCCGTTTGTTGATCGGGAAAGCGCCATACCTGTCCGGGCCTGACGTGCGCCCGCATATCAGTTTGACACCGGATCAGGCCGTGGGGATCGCAGCGGCCGTCGAAGACCTTTGGAAGCTGTACGGCGGCATCTGATTGAGGCGGCCCCCATCAAAATTCTTCGGCTTGGCGTCGTCGACCGACCTTTACCTCAAGCTCATATTCGACATCGAGCGGCTGCGAGCTGGTGGCGGTACGAAGGCTGTCCAGTATGCTGCCTTCGATGCTGCTGTCACCGGATCACACATCCTGGACTGGGTGCTCAATGAATTGACGCCTGAGGCACATCTACGTCTCACAGGTCTCAAGAAAGGCGCGAGACAGAAGAAAGACGAGCCTGGGCCGATCACGACGTTCATCGAGCGCAACGGCGGGAGGATGGGCGGGATCGATTTTTGTCGCCAGATCGCAAATTCCGTCAAGCACATGAAGATTTCATTTGGCAAACCGATGAAGGACATGGCTATCGGTTCGACTGTGAAGCTAGAATGGACGGACAATCGGATCACGAATGCATATTCGATTGCATACATCCAGATTGAACCGGAAGGCGAAAAGATCAACGTTGTCGAACTTTTCCAGGATACCGCGGAACAGTGGCGTGAGTTCTTGGAACGTGAAGGGCTCTGGGTAGAGCAGCCGCCCGACTGGGAAGAATGATGGCGTTGACAAAGAAACAGCGGATAACCTGAACAATAGAAGAACAAACTTCCTTGTGAGCAACTTCGCTTGTTTTGGTGGGGGCAACTATTCCGGTATATAATCGGGGAAGATGAATCGCTGGAGCCGAACCCATTCAACCCCTGTCACCAGAGCCTGAGACGCCGGTCGCTGACGAAAAGCCTCGTAGGCAAATCCTTTATTTCTGCGATGAGAGCAGCCAATCAGACGACACCTATATGGCGGTGGCGGGCATCGCGGTCGCGCGGGACGGCGTCCCGTATATCCTTGGAAAGCTGACGGAGATAAGGACAACCTACGGCAAACAGGGTGAGGTCAAATGGAAGAACGCGAAGAGCCGAAACGGGCTGGTCCACGAAGCCTATATCAGGCTGCTATTCGAGCTGGTGAGCGAAGGGCGGTTGCATTTTCATATTCGCTTTTCCCGGATGGACGAGTATGACCACCGGAAGTCCGGCCCTCGGCGGAAGATCGACACGGTCAGTAAAGCGTTTTTCCAGCTGCTCCTGCATCGTCCGGTGGCGTTCTATGGTGCAGATGCTGACATCTACATACACCCAGACGACGGCGACTGCACGAGGCTGCTGCCTGATCAGATCAACGCCCTGAACTTCGTCGGTCGCCGGATGTGCGGTTCTAAAAATATCGTCAAAGTGGTCCAGCCCCGCAGCTCGGAACGCGAGCCGTTTCTGCAACTCCTCGACTGCACCCTTGGCGCGTTGGCAGCCTTCAGAAACCGTCGACATGAGAAAGACGGGATCAGCAACACCAAAAAGCGCTTGGCAACGCTGGCATTCGAACTGACCGAATGGCCGGATATCCACGGCAACTGCTGGCAGAAAAAGAAGCTCAACCGATGGAATTCGGTGCCGAAAATCAAGAAGGGGAGCGCGGCCGGAGGGACTAGCCTCGGTTGAGACGATCTGGTTGAAGACCCAGGAGTTCGCCCGCACCGGCACACTGAAGGTAGTGAGATGTTGCGAGATTCGCAACCGGATGTTCGCTGGAGCGAACGATTAACCCTTGCACGTATGGATGTGGGCGGGTGGTTTCATTCCGTGCGCGATGAAATGATCCCGAACTTTCGCCTGTTCGGCTAAGCACCATGCCTCGGAGCCGATTTCCGGTGCCGGTGCCATGACAGCGGCCGGAACAGCGATGGGAACCGGCGCGGTGGCTGGGCATGTCGAGATGACGATCACGACGACGGATGTGAGAAGGTTGATCATGCTACACCCATCACAATCGCAGCAGTGCCGAAGACGATAGCTATAACACCTACCATCATGCAAAAAATCGTCAGGGCGTGCATGCCGAGGAGCGGCCAGTCTCGAACCGGTTTACGATATTCAAGGTAGTAGCCACCGTCGACGAACTCGATTTGGTAGTGTTCAGGTATCTCTACGAATGCTTGGCCGGGTTGAATTTTGTGGAAGGTTCGTCCTGCGTGTTGCATCATCACAGCACACCCCCAACAACCTTCTCTATCTCCTCGCGGATGACATCTCTCAAGAAATCATGTTCCCTGAGCGTCATCGGCTTGACGAAACGGCGTGCTTGGGTGTGGATCGCGTTGACGGCCTTATCGATCTCAGCGGTCGGTAGTGCCTGAGGCTTCTCGAAATAGTCAACGTAGTCGCAAAGCTTGCCGAACGCGGCGTCGAGATTTTCGAAAGCTTCGGATGCTTTGTTATGGTGGCGACGACGGGTTAAAGATTCTGCCCGCGTGAGATGAAATCTCGTATTCCAGACGAGGTCATAAAGATAAGATTTCCCGCTGTAGGGCCGCGCAGAAAGCGGCACCCAAGCGTTCGTTGCTGCCGTTTCGGTGGTCGGCGAGGGACTGCCGACGTTGACCGCCTTGTTGAAGGCGGCGATCTCCTCCAGGGGGTGGACGGGTTCTTCACCGAGCCCAGCCGTTTCCATTGCTGAGATACGATTGCTGGTCGCTTCCACGGCATGCTGAGCCTCGGTGTCGGCCGAACCTTCACTGTCAGGTGGGGTAACATCCATCCAACCAGGAAATGTGCTGTAGAAGATGCCTGCAGGAGCGTCAGCGCGAGCCCTATCGGCTGCATTCATCTCATCGATATCAGCTTCACCACGGCGGGCGATACATTTCAGGTCAACGCCCATACGTTCTGCAGCCTGCTCCCGGGAAATGAAACCATCGGTAAGTGAAGCGGCGAGTTCTTCCATCTCCTGGACAGGATTAATGAGCATATCCCTGGTCGCATCGGCTACTTCGCGGACGGTGTCACGACCAAGCTTCAGGTCGCGGTCGCAGATCGAATTGAAGTCCTTCGTGAAGTGGGCTCGGATAAACTTGGCGGCATCCTCCGAACGCTTGTCAGCCGAAAGGAAGTCGTCGAGAGCTTTCGTCTGGCTGGAAGCCTGAACATCGGCACCGGCAACGATAGCAGGCTCGTCGACCAGCTCTTCAGTAACGGACATCGCCCAATCAAGGCAAGGAGCCTCCATTGCGATGCGCTCGGCGGCGGCTTTGCCACGGCGTTCTGCTTCCAGGCGTTCGGTGACCTCAAAACGGGAGCGCATCGTGTGGGCGTGAGACAGGCCGTCAAGATTTTTGCGGGGCTTTTGTAGCCAGTCGACCAGTTCGCTGATGATCTGGTCGAGATCGGCATCGAGGAACCCAAACCCGTAAAGGGCTTCTTCAGCCTCGTATTCCAACAGAACAGTGGATTTACTGTTGAACTCAGCGCCAAACGCGAGCTGGTCGGCGTATCCTGAGAGCCGAAAAGTCAAAATGAACTGATTGTTGAGAACTTCGTATTCTTTAATTCGGATTTTCTTTGTGAACTTAGCCATGATCTGACGGCTCCCTACCGTCTTTTTGTTGGCGTTATTGAAATGGTTGCCGCAAAACTGTTCGGCCACAAGTGGTTGATGCAAGAATCGTGTTGCCGGGGGAAACATGAGCCGACAAGAAGCAATTGAGTTTCTCCGGAAGCTCTCGGACAAGAACGTCCCGATCACCGACGATCCTGTCCCGGACGCCGTAATAAAGGCCGCACGTCTTCAAGCGAATGAGCCCGGTCGATCAGAGGATGATTACGCATCCACACTCCAAGCCTGGGCCGAGTTCTGTCAGCGGTTCCAGGAAACAAAGAACAGGCGACATCAGACGGTGATGCAGCAAGTAGCGAATTTCGCGATGACCGGCGAAATGGGGATCGCCTACGTGCTCACGACGGGTTTAGAGCAGGCCCTCAAAGCGGAACGTCGCGCTCGTCGGGGGCTGTACCCAAATGCCCTCTATTCCGTCGTTGCGGACGGCATTGCGGCCGGTCTGAACTGGAAAAGCATCAACGTTCAAACCGGAGGCAGTCACTACAGATTGTCCGGCGAAGAGAAGATGTTCCGGGGTCGCTATGACGACTGGACGGCCACGGAGGTTCTGGGCGCTCATATAGAGATCGGCAAGCACACGCTTCACGTCGGCACAACTGTTCCCAAAATTCTGGCGGCGTTAGAAGAACGATACGGGCTCGATTTCAAGGAGCTGGAGAAGCAGCGGAAGTCGCGCAAATGATTGAGTGGCTGCGAAATCTGGCTGCAGATGAGTTTGGACGAAACCTGATTACCATTGGCGGCACGCTGATCGCCGTTGCATTCGGTACGTTCTTGGGAGCGTTTAAAGACGTCTTCATCGAGGGTGGGAAGAGGAAGAGGCTCGCATGGCTGACGGCCGTTCGCCTGACGGTCATCTTGGACAAGTATGTCGACGAATGCTCCGCCTGCGTACAGGACGAAGGGAGCTACGATCCGGAGGGGTACCGCCATACCAACGGAGCCGAGCCGACGCTCGAATACCCCGGCGATCTCGGTTGGACGTCTTTGAAGCGAGAGCTGATGTATGCCGCATTCAGATTGAAAGTGGAGCATGATAGCGTTGTAAAGGGTCTTGAGTTTGTTGGCTCCGAGATCGCGTTTCCACCAGACTACGAAGAATATTATTCGGAAAAGCGAGTCCTGTTTTCAAACCAAGGCCTGGCGACCTTGGAGTTGGTCCGGTCATTGAAGGATCATTACGGGGTTCCGACTGCCGACAGGCGAGACTACGATCCCCGCACGACCTTTGACAGGATGTTGGCGCAGCGTGCGAAGTATGACGCCGAGCGCGAGGCCCGGCGTCAGGAGTTGGAAAAGAAGAGGATAGAAGCGGGAGAGCCACCAGGGTTATTCCCGATTTGACTTTCAGAATTTCGGGTTGAAAGCCAAGGTCGCTGGATCGCGGTATCGTCCCAACTGGATGACGTTGCTGTCCGACCCGCCGAAAGCTTCCTTGACCTCGGAAATTGTTGGTTTCCGTTCTACCTTTGGCTTGCGTACCGGCTGATAGCTGTCGACCAAGACCTTTCGGACGTCGAAGTAGAGGTTTCGGCTGTCACACGCGATGACTTCGAAGTCCGTGCTTGTGGTCCTGCCGTTCCTCTGCTGCCACATCTGCCAGTGAGCTGCTTTTTCACGGGCGTAGTCAAAGCTCATGGTTGCGGGAACCTCTGGGAGGGCGAGAAGTACGTCCCGAGCCGTCTTATACATGTAGCTCAGCTTGTGGGCCATCTCGACGGCAATCCTCGTCCTGTTCAGACCCATCTCATAGAGCCGTGACAGGTCGTCGAAGTCCTTCCAACGGGTCGTGTCAGGACGCAGGACGACGGTCGCGAGTTTGTCGGCGGCCTGTGCCTCAAATGGCTGATAAAAGGCTTCCAGCGGCTGCTGCCCCTTGAAGAACACCGATCCAAACGACTTCTGCACCTTCCGAGCATGGCCGTTCTCATCTTTCATCTTTGCAGGCAGATGGCGCATGCCGCCTGTCACGTCGATGTGGGTGTTGATCCGGGTTCCGCCGACCATTGCCGTTATCGGAAAGCGCATGCCACCGTCGCCGTTGATGATGAGGTTCTGCATGTCGCCGATTTTGGCGATCTCGATTCCTTTCGCAGCCAGGAGTGGGGCCATTTGGTGAAGGTCGCGGAGGAGTTCGCTCTCCGACATTTTCCGAGCGAAGGTGATGTCGAGGTCGCCGGTTTCCCTGGTGATCTGGGCATGCAGCAGGCCGCCTTTCACGAGATGAAAAACAGGTTCGACGGCGGTGAAGGCTCTCGACAGTTCTTCGCAAAGCCAGCGTTCGCAGGACTTGCGGGTGTCGATCTCATGGACGGATGATGCGGATTTGATGCGGTCTATCGTGCGCTTGCCGATATCGTATGTGGCGTCGTTGGCCATTGTAGCTCTCCCAAAGCTTTTGTTTGGGAGAGCGTGAGGTCAGCCGACGCATACGACGAATTTCGGCAGGATATTGGCCGACGGTTATGGCGCGTATCGACCCGCATTCGTTTGGAAGATGCCCTTATGATATCGGAGGCTTGACGCCAGGGCAGCATCGTTGACACGGTTGTTGAATGCTGAGGTCATCACGCCGTCGTAGTCGAACCGAGCGTCGTATGGGACGGTCGACCGGAACGCGAGCAGGAGCTTTGCCTGCTGCCCCGGCTTCGTCCACGGCATATGAGCCAGACGAGGAGTGATGCCCTGCTGGGACTGCTCGTAGGCGTCTCGGGTGGCCTGTTTGATGCCGTTGAGGTTGCCGACCCGGTCCATCCGGCGTTGAGCAGCTGCGACACGGGTGTTGAAGGTGTTGACCTTCTTTCCATACATCGCCCAGCGCTGTTCTTTGGTCAGGCGAGCGGGGCGCTGCCAATAGCCCTCGATGCCCTGGACGGTGCCGAAGAACGTCGCGGGCTTGTATCCTTGGCGGCCGATCCAACGCATGTCGCGGTGCGGCCCGATGGTATTGGCAGTGGCAGTGGCAAATGCATGCCGAGCTGCCCGCGCTCCTCGTCGGGCAAGACGTTCTTCTCTGTTGTCGTGCGAGGTCTTCTTGACGAAATTCTTGGCATACGCACCGCCGAACCCGGTCGGTCGGCGGGACCACGTCAGGAAGTCGTTGGCTGCACCCTTACCGGAGTCCTGCGGATGACGGTCGCCACCCATGATCAGGAACCAGAAATATTCGGCCTGCTTAGGAAGGACGTTGATCTCGGCCTTCATGTTGTCGCCATCCCGCCAGTTGGCAGGCTTGACCGTGAAGGCCTTCTTGGTGAAATCCCGAGGCTTGTCGATGACGCCGGATGAGATATACGTCCGCATTGCGTCACGCACGTCCCAGGCGGCTTTCGTCAGCAGACCGGCCATAGCTGCAGGAAATACCTGTCGACCGATCTGGTCGAGTTCGGCGGCCGCTTGCTGCCAGTTGCCGGTGAGGCCGATGGATAGTCCGGTTGTCATAGGTAGCTCCCAAAAAAATGGCCCGGCAGCGATAGACGCGCACAGGCCAGGTGGGCGCAGTTGGAAAAGATCGGTTGCGCCGGGGAAACATTATGGTGATTGCTGGCGGAGCAGAGCGCAATAGCCATCGTCATCCTCCGAGCGCTGTCAGCCGGGCTTCGATGCTGGCGATCCTCATGATGATGGGGTCATGGGTGATATTTGGTTTGCTATCGCCGTAGACACCCTCCGCCAATGATCTCAAAGACGTCACCCAGGTCGCAGCCCTCGTGGCATTGCCGAATACGAGTTCCAAAGCGGTCTTGGTGCCGATGGCATTGATCATCTCTGGAGTGCCGATAGCTTTCTCGATGACGCTCTTGCCGCTCAGTGCGTCTAAAGCTTCGGTCGATCCGAGTGTGACTGTCGACAAGCTCTTGCCATTGGTGTCGAGCCACTGAGCGATGTTCGTCTCGTTGCCGTAAGTCAGGCGCATGACGGACGAGCTGGTCGAGACCGTCAGAAATTGGGTCCAAGCCGCGCCGTAGCCGTCGATACCGAAGATGGTGGAGAACATCGAGCGCTGACGGTCCGGGTCGTCGAAGTAATTTATAGCTTTGGGGTCGCTGGACCAGCCACCACCGTCCACGCCCGCGCCGTTGAAATTGGTCTTGAACAGCCGTTTGATGTCGTCCTTCACCTCGGTGAGATCAGGAGGCTCCGGAGATTCAATCTCTTTGATCTTGTCCCGAAGCCATTTGACGACAGCCTCTAGCTCGGTTGTCTTGAGCATGTGGTCTGACGGATCGGAAAAATCGGATGAGTGGCCAGCCATTAGCGCTTGCTCCAGATCGTCTGACGGCGGTTTCTGACGTCGTTCAGGGCACAGGCGGCCGCAACCCTTGCCACGCGGCCGTCACCCTTAGTTTCCGCCTCCAGGACGTTCAGGCCGTATAGCTGGCAGTTCGCCAACTGGCGGCGGTTAAATTCTGCGACCTCGGCGTCGGTGAGCTTGGATAGATCGGGATGGGGCATGGGGGTTCTCCAGGAGATTCCCACCAGGAGACACCGGTCGGCGGAAACGGCCAAGCCCTAGACGTCGAGAGCGGCTTGCCGGTTATTCGGATCGAACCGTAGAGCTGGAGGGATTTGTCGGCGGTATTTGATCGCAAGCCTGATCAGGACCGTTGCGAGGACCTCGCTTCTCAAGAATGTCTGGACCGGTACTTTCGAAAGCTTGTGCCCGATCCGTTGATCGGAAACCGAAAAGCCGACCCCGTTCTGATGCTGAGCATGATCAGGGTCGTTCCGAGCAACATGTCTCAAACCGGCATGACAGGACCGGATAACATCGTCAATTTCACTACGGGAAACGCGATATTGGTGATGTAAAAATACGAAGTAATGGGGAGAGACCGGCGTCTGATTCAAACGATCCTGATCGGCCTCTACGGAAGTTACAGAGGTCATTTCGAGACCTCGCCCTTTGGCTTCGGAAGCGGGATGTTCTTCGTAGCTTTACGAAAGCGCCGGTCGTCAGCCTTACGGCGCATGCCCGCTCTCTGAATGATCTTCCGGTGAGCCGCTTCGCCGTCGAAGGAACGTCCTGGGTGCGAAGCAAGAATTGCAGTGGCTGCCTTCAGAATCCAGCGGAGGCCAGGAGGATCGATCTTCTCGTCCATCGCTCGGACAGAATAGGCATAAACAGCCGCCGCTAGAGCTGCGTCGGCGAACGATGCCTCCGGACGCCCTTCAACCGCAGCCTTGCGCCGGGAGCGCTCAGTTGCTGACCGGAAATACTCATTGCCTGGATCGGATTTGCGGGGCATGGCTCTCGCCCTTTCACTACGTAACTTCACTACGTTGAAACTATCCGACGGCGACGCAAGGAACCCGAATAACCTCTGCCTTTCTTACTCTTAGATGCGCAGCATCTCCGGGAAAGCATGCAGCCCTAAGAACCGCTAGCAGAACCTTCTGTTAGTATTGGGGTCCCCAGTCTGTGAACACGGAACCAATTACCTCAATTTCAGAGCGTTATTTAATCCCAAATTCCCACACTCACCAATGTTGACATTATTTAATATTCCCAAATTCCCACACATCTGGTTGACGTGTTTTTATTTATTCCTCTGCAGGAAAATTGAGAGGATTAAATACTTCTTGATTTAATCCCGCCGACGATCTGACACTGGATTAAATCAACGTAGATCACGCCAATGTCAGTTTCAGTTCGCCCGCCGATGCCTGCTCCTGCAACCCCGGTCACCCAGCCTAAGAGACAGAATTTCCAGCCATCCGCACGCGGCAGTCTCTCTAAGATCGTCGACACCCCATACCTCGTCCGCGACCTCGCGCCGGAAAGCCCCCGGCCTCAGGCAATGTTGCAAGGGGTCAAGGTCGAAACCGATCATACCCTGACGGCTTTCGACTTTGGCGTTTACGAATACCTGCAGAGCTGGTCCTATGAACACGACAAGAATATGGAACAGCGGGCTTACCGCATGCCGCTGTCAACTCTGCGGCGCTTCCTGGGACCGCACACAAAGACCACCGACATCATCGCGTCTCTCGAAAAGCTAGCCGAAATCAAGCTCTCATACACCTTAGCTGCCGGTTCTCGGTTCGTGGGCGTGCAAATGATCACCAGCTGGCAGGAGATCAAAGGTGACGATGCGGTTATCGGATGGCAGTGGCCGGAACCGATCCGCGAGCTAATGAGGGACCTTGGTGTAGGTAAGTATGCCCACATTGAACTCGTACCGCTCACGACCGATGGCATGAGTAGCCGGTACTCAGCACCTCTATATAAGTGGCTGGCGTTCGAGGCATCTCAACGGAAATGGAAGCCCGGACAACCGAACACGTTTGAACTGAAGATCGAGCCCGGACGTCTGGTTGCTGAGATCGATTATCCTGAAGACGAGAACGGCAAGTTCAATATCGGGAAGCTGACCAAATTCGCAACGGAGACCTTCGTCAAAGACATCGAAAACGTCCGGAAATTCTCCGTTACCTGCGAGCCTGAATACGAAGCCGTTAGAGGCCGTAAGATCAGTGCCTACCGCTTCACAGTCACGATCAACCCACCGGCTATGCACAACGTGAGGGTCCGGTACGACAAGACCCAGTTCCGACGCGGCGGGAAGGATGATCCCCGTTATCAGGTCCGGTCAGACATCTGGCTCAAAGCAAGCAAAGCCTTCAGTGTTGAAGGGTCTCCAATGCACGGCTTGGTGCATTGGAAAATCCTGGAGCTATGGCTGGTGGCGCTCCAAGAAGCTATCGACAACAAGGCCCTGACTCCAGGCTTCGAGACCCGGCCATATCGCGGAGAAAGCCTGTTGATGGCAATCGAAGCTGAGGGTCCCGATTACGCATGCTGGGGCTTCCTTTCCGAGGAGGTCGCCGAACCTGATCTGCTGGCACACCTAGACATGCTTCCACGTCACCTGCGTTCTTTCATTGCGAGCGAAGCTGAGAGTGGTCGACGAGATCGTGTTGGCTGGAAGACGGATCGTCGTCGCAAGGTGAATAAGAAGGCGACCGAATACATTTCCAGCCTGATCGAGTCCGAGCCGGTCGAAGAGCCGATCACGTTCGAGACATGCACAAAAGCCCATATCTATTTCAGCATGCCGGTCGAGGAGCTGGAGCGCCGCGTCTTCGAACGCCTGTCGTCGATCAAATGGAACGGCACCAGGACGATCACGCTGGTCTCGCACTACTCTGACGAGAGCGGCCACGATGGTACCTACGCCACCGACATCCGCCCGACCCTCGACCAGTGGTGCACACTTTTAAACGGGCTGTCGCCGATTAAAAAAGGCACGGAGATTTACGCATGACCATCGATCCTGAAAAAGTTCTACCCAGCTGGCGGTTCATTCTGTCCCCGGAAATGGCGAAGGATGCTGAAGCTTTTGCCCGGTTTATCAAAGACGTGTGGGTCCCGTTCGGCTGGACCGATGAGCAGCTCAAGAGCTGGGTCGAGAAGACGGTAATCGGAAAGATGCCTGAGCGCTGGCCGATGATCTACAAGATCGACCAGAAGCTTGAAGGCATGATCTCGGCAACACTACAGCTGATGTGCCACAAGCCGAAGGACCTGCCACCTGGTTATATCTATACGTTCGGCGAAACATTCTTCGGCATTACAGGGCCGGACGATGTCCGTAAAAAATTCCGCTCGATCATCGAATACAAGCGGTCTGGCGGCGCAAAAGACAGAAAGCTGGAACCTGGCGAAGAGGAATACTCTGACGCGCTTATCATCGCGATATCGTCTAAGACCGGCGACGTCGTTCATCGCGATGATCTCGGTGAAGAAGCTCAGGTAAAACTGGACAAGAAGGAAGCCGCGCTCAAGAAGAAGCAATCGGTTAACCTTTCGCCAGTTTCCGCTTGAACCGGGGACTCCTGTATGGTTGTATATCGACAGCCATCAATGCTAACCAAGGCACCCGAAATGCGAGTCCAGTTCACCCTATCCCAGAAAATATCAGCCTAATCGCTGATGCCGCGATGTGCGGCGAATGGATACGTGTGACTAGATTTTAAGGACTCGCAACAATGGCGTTCACTCAGCAGTATTTTATCGGCGATACCCACTTTGGCCATCAGTTGATGCTCCAATACCGTCCGTTCTCTACGACGGAAGAGATGGATCGGGCTCTCATTGAGCACTGGAATTCGACTGTTAAGCCGACCGATATCGTGTGGCATTTGGGGGATTTCGGTTTTGGCGATGCCGACCGTACTCGCAAGATTTTCCAACAGCTCCACGGCCGCATTCGGTTGATCGTAGGGAACCATGACACCGATTCCAAAGGTCGTGTTCATAAACAGCTGGCCGACCTCGATTGGGATCAACCGCCCGTTCAGATGGCTGAGGCTCACGTCGACGGAGAACGGGTAACGCTTTGTCATTATGGGATGCGCGTCTGGCCCGCGTCACACCACGGTTCCTGGCATTTTTTCGGGCATTCGCATGGCCGCCTGCCTGCATATAGCCGCAGCCGTGACGTCGGGGTCGACTGCCCTGATGTCGCCTTCACCCCTCGGACATTCCGGCAGCTGACAGCGGGGATGGTGGTTGCGGAGGTCGCAGCATGACGCTTCCTCAAGGATTTGACCGCGAAGAATTCATCGCCGGGCTCCGTGAAAAGCACGCCCGCATCCTGCCTCCAACTGTCGAGTTTGCCGTCGAGAATGGCTGGCTGCAGTTGGTTGCTGACCGTCTCCGTGACGCAGAGACGATCCTTGAAAAGCATGGCTGGATTGATCGCGCCGTTATCAAACAGATCAAGGAAAAATTCGGTGAGCTACGGGTCTACATCCGTCCGCGAGTCGAGGACGAAAGCTACCCAGATGAGCTGGCAGCCGAGCTTGACGGGCTGCGTCGCGTAGTGTCCGACAACAGCGCGGTTACGTGCGAAATCTGCTCGGATGAAGGCGAGATCGGAAATTTCGGCGGTTATTACCAGGCGCTTTGCCCCAAGCATGCCGAACAGCGCCGTCAGTGGATTGCACGCGGCCGAACCGGAGACCTTTTCCATGACTGAATTCCGAGCGCAAATGCAGCCCGTCCTCGCCGTCGAGCGTCCGCTTATGAAGACGCTGGTCGCCGAATATTTGGCCACGACCGCCGACCTCGACCGCAAGGAACGCTTGAATCAGGATCGCCGCAAGCAGTTTTTCCTGCCGCATTTCCAGCATTTGACCGGCATCACTCGGGCTTGGATTGTCAGTCAGTGTGTTATGGAAGTCTCGCGCCAGGTCTACGACCAGCTGGAGGCTGCGACACCGGATGCAGACAAGATTTCCTGCGACGACGGATGGCTGCCGCTTGTCGACCGTTTCCTGATCGTGGGTCACAAGCAGCCCGGATTTGTTCTGAAGTCGGCCGGAGAAAAATGGGGCGGCCTGGAGCTGCGGTACCGTTGCGATCCGGTCGGCTTGGAGGCATGCCGGGCTGCGGAAAAGGAAGCATTCGTAGCGTCGATAGAGACCTGTGAAAAGTGCGGCGCTCCCGGTCGTCTGCGGGGGAAAACGCAGTGGCGCAAAACGCTCTGCGATGTACATGCCGATAACCGATACGATGACTGA